ATTAGAGCTGGGCTACCTCCACCATTGGAGACTCCAGCGATTAGATTGGTGGTTGGGTCGAACAGACGAACATAAGATCCGCTTGTAGCACCAGTTGGTCCAACACCAATTGTTTTGATTGTATATCCACCGCTACCAAAATTACTGACAAATGCCTGGGTATCGGTGTAAATATTTGTAAGAAGAGTGTTACCAGCCTGATCCTGGGTGATAACTGCATTATTAAGACCAGAACCATTTACTTTTAGTGAAGTTGTGCTATAATTAACTACCTGTACTGATCCAGCAGTACCACCACCAGTAATTGTGGCTCTGGTATTTAAGGTAACACCAGTAGAGGAAACATAGACTGGCAATGGGCTAGTCGAGGTGATTCGGGTGGCATCTGAAGTACCACCAAATACTATTTTGCTTAGTGGAACATGCGCGGTAGCACCATAAACATCGATAACGAAATCAGTTGCAATGGTTGCGGTAAGACCGCCAGCGATACCTACATTCAAATTGGGATCAGTATTATCAGGCATTTTTTCTCCAAATTACACTACTATATAGGGTATTCAACATGCTTATAGAACCTACTTTTAAAAATGAGTTTTCGAAGTTAATCGTGGAATATGTTTCTAAAAATAATTGCACCTACATGGACGCAATTTTAAAACATTGTGAGGATTATCAGATTGAGCCAGAAGGGGCTGCAAAACTGCTAACCAAACCAGTAATCGAAAAGTTGATTGAGGAAGGAAGAGATCTTCATATTCTGCCCAAAAAGGCCAAACTTCCCTTTTGACTAATCACCAGACTTTGGTATACTACACCATCGGCCAAGGGAGTTCCTTGGGAAAAATTTAAGGAGACTATATGTCATTTAGCGATTTTAAGAAGCGTTCGAAGTCCAGCATTGAAGATCTTACCAAGAAGATCGAAGACCTAAACAAGACTGCCGATTACAAGGATGATCGGTTCTGGAGGCCAGAAGTTGACAAGGCGGGTAACGGCTATGCCGTGATTCGTTTTCTTCCAGCCTGTGAAGGTGAGGATGTTCCTTGGGTCAAGGTTTACTCACACGGCTTCCAAGGCAAGGGTGGCTGGCTGATCGACAACTGCCCAACCACGCTTGGTCAGAAGTGTCCGATCTGTGAAGCCAATAGCGAACTTTGGAACAGCGGTGTCGAGAAGGACAAGGACATTGCCCGTAACCGTAAGCGTAAGCTAACCTACATCAGCAACATCCTTGTTGTCAGCGATCCTTCAAACCCTCAGAACGAAGGTAAGGTGTTCCTCTTCAAGTACGGTACGAAGATCTTCCAGAAGATTCAGGAGGCCATGCAGCCTCAGTTCAAGGACGAGGAAGCCATCAACCCGTTCGACTTCTGGAAGGGTGCTAACTTCAAGCTGAAGATTCGTAAGGTGGCTGGTTATACCAACTACGACAAGTCTGAGTTTGACGGTGCGGCTGAACTCTACAAGGGTGATGACGAGAAGCTTGAGAAGCTGTGGAAGACACTGTACAAGCTTCAGGACTTTGTTGCTCCTGCTGAGTTCAAGTCATATGACGAACTTAAGAAGAAGCTCAACGATGTTCTCGGTGGTGACATTCGCAGCGTTGCCCCTGCCGCTAAGAGAGCGGAGGACGAGGACGAAGTGGCTGAAGCCGTTCCTGCTCGTAAGGCTCCCAAGCCTGACGAGGACGAAGATGCGCTTGAATACTTCAAGCGACTGGCAAAGGAAGACTAAAATCCTCTCAGCCCAAAACCCTCCACCTCGGAGGGTTTTTTATTTCTGCAAGAAAGTTTCGTAAATCATCCTCATATCCGGAGGAAGCATTTACAACTCTGTACTTGTCCATCGTAGAAGATGCACCGGGACTAACTACAGCACCTTTTCTAGACAAAAGCATATCGACTTTTTGCTTTTGCTGTTGGATTTCTGTATCTAAAGAATTTATTTTTTCTTGAACAATATTTCTTGTATTTTGATCTAGACCTTCAGCAGACTCAAGAAGTTTTAATAAATTATCTCTTTCGTATTCATTCTGTTCTATTTCGCTAGTATCCTGAAGCTCTAAGGGAACTTCATCCTGCATTTCTTGCGGAATATCTTCAGGAAACATTTGTTCCCCTAGACCGGGGATTCCCGAAGGTTCAAAGCCAGCAGGAATATCCGCTGGCATCATTTCAGGGGGGAACATCTGTTCTCCAAGACCAGGTTCATCAAAGACAGGAATGCCTCCGTCTGGATTTAGACCAGGATCGTATCCAGGCATTTCTTCAGGAAACATTCCTGGACCAGATTCATAATCAAATTGAGATGGAGCATCAGTCTGAGGAATCAAACCTGAATAGTTCCCCATGTTCAAATTTGGAGTGCTTCCAAAATCAAACAAAGAATTTTGCCCAGCATTTGGTGTTGGCAATTCGCTAGGGAACATCAGTAGATCTGTTTCAGGCATTCTTGGAGGTTTCCTCTTCTAATTTATTCTTGTGTTGATTGAAATATATGTCTCGTTCCCATGGTATGCAATCCTCAAGTTCACTTACGCTTAACACATTACTTGATGATAAGAAGTAACTAATTTTATAGTAAATCATCAAATCAATGTGATTTAGGCATATGTAAAAAAATTCAGTACGCCATCCAATCTCATCTTTCTTACCATACCATCAGAAGTTGTATAAGACACAACTGCATAGGTCTTTGGCAGATTGATTACGAAATTTTTGACTTGTTCGTTTTCCTTGGTAGTAAAGTTTTTTATGATCTGCCCAAGTTCATCTTCAGATAGATCAGCAAACTCATATACAACATCATCACGATAAACCTTGTCTATTGATGCCTGTATAAGATGGGCCACATCAAATTTTCCGCTTACCGAAAAGATTTTTCTGAGAGTCGGTTCTTTGAATACAATCTTGAAGCTGCTGTCCAAAGCCAATTCAAATGTTGTATTTGATTTTGATACATTCAGTTGAGAAAGATCCAAATCTGTTTTAATCTTCTCCGATGTCACAGGACATGTAAAATTAGTTTTTACAATTTCTCCTACGGACTTGCTTCTCAGATTGCAGAACAAAAATTCTACATCCTGAAGTGTTAGGGAATCGACATCAAGATCTTCAAAGCATGAAGATAGAAGCTGTACAACATTTTCGATAATCAAGCGAGGATTTTGTTCTTGCTTGATGAGAAGTAAAGTTTTTTCGTCTGAAACCAAAAATGGTCGAAACTTGATTTCTTTTCCTGTACTCGGACGAATGCATGAATATTTTGGTAAGTTTCTAGTTAAATTTTTCATAATATCTCTCAATAAACATGATACGATCTGAAATTAAAGATTACATCATAAGTCAAGAATGTATTTGAAATGGACGCATCCATTTCAATTGGGATTATTCTTATGGGATAAACTTCACGGAATCTGAATGTTGCTTTTACTGTTCCGTTGGTGTCCAAGCATTGAACTTCTGCGCCACCATTTTTGGCAAAGTTTGCATAAGGTCTACCGAAGCTAAAACCATAGAAGAATGCTGGATTGCTTCCGTCATTTGCCAAAGCGTTCATCCAGTATTCGATCATCTTATAGGTTTTCCAGTCTTGTTCTACGGGAAATGTTATCTGTAAAGATGGATCTCTACTGCCGTAAGAGATATTTATTGGGACTAAACGGCCAAATCCTGGACCGGGGAGCTTATCTGAAATTGCCTGTATTTCTCTACCACCGAATACCACTCTTTGGGCGGGAATGGTATTTGTTGCTTCAGTTGGAGAATAAAGAGTTACATTAAATCTGTTAGTTCTTTGTAATCCACCAGCCTGATTGATTATTCTTTTGATATCTTCTATGGAATTCATTTGAAGAGGTTCTTTTCTGTTAAGAGTTTAAATTCCCAGTCATTTGTCTCGCAAACAGACTTTGCGGCAGTCCATTTTGCTTCATTTATGACAAAAGTAACCACTTCGTTCTTATAAGATTTTCTTTTAGGATTAGTCGGTTGCTTAGTTTGTTTATCTGGTTTTACTTCTACGATCATGGTTTTTACCGATCCGCCCTTATCTTTTAGCATAACTAAAAAATCTGGATAGTAAGTATGCTTTTTGTTATCTACTGGAGAGATATAGGGAACCTTGACGCACTCGTAGCACCATTTCATAACGCTGTCGGTATTATCGAAATACTTGCAAAGTTTTCTCTCCCATAAGGATTTGCATAGTATTTTTTCACAATTACCGACATACTTATCCTTGTTCGTTGGTACAAATTTTGTTTTGTACGGCATAGAATATATAGTATGAACCAAAATGCCATTTCAATTTCCACTAGAAGATGTTGCAGAAATACCTTACGGCGTTCTTTTTGAAGCCGCCGAATATAGCGTTCTAGCCGCAGATAGAACCAGAGGAGCCATATCTAATAGAAGACTTGATTACATTCTTTTACCTCTTCCATTGGGTATAAATGTATCTACTCAGCATGGTTTTGCTGAAGGACCTAACCCGGTAGGTCCAATACTCAGTGCAGCTGGTGATCT